CCAACTAATAAGCCAACAACAAATTCACGACTTACATTTGAAGTTGATATGTCTACCATTGGTTCGACCACTGTTAGGTACTACTTTAACGGTAGCCTTGACACAACTTATAGCAGTTTGGGTTTTGCAGACGAGCCTTATTATATTGTTTCATTCACAGGCGTAGAGACTGACCGTAATGGTGTATTTAATTTTAACTTTGGTTCTAGCGATTTTACTGATACGCCAACATCAGGGCATAGGGGTCTTACAGCTAAAGATGCTTTTGCAGGATCAGCACCCGCTATTGAAGACGGCTCGGCCTATATGCAGACCACGCTGTATACTGGTAACGCTAGTGCAAGATCAATTACCCAGAACAACACGGACGATGGTAATGTTGCAAAAAATTCCACGTTCCGACCTGACCTTCTTTGGCTTCGTGGACGAGAGTCTTACCCGCCAAATTCAAGCCTATATGACTCGCTGAGATCCACTGAAGCCAACCCTGCGCGACTAACACCTAACCTTGATACAGCAGAACACGATGATAACGAAACGTCAGCGAACAAAGCGTTTAAATCATTTGACGCTAGTGGGTTTAGTTTTCAAGGCGGCGGTAATAATTCCGCACCTAACGCTGACGATAAGGACATGGTGGCTTGGCAATGGCTGGCGGGTGGTGCGCCGACCACCGACAATATCGCTTCCGCAGGGGCAACACCTACCGCTGGTAGTGTCAAAATTGATGGGTCAAATCTAGGTTCTGCTCTTACAGGCACCATCCCCGTGACTCGACTTTCTGCCAATCAAAAATCGGGCATAAGTATGATTACTTACACGGGCAATGGATCTGACTTGGCAACTCTAGGTCACGGGCTAGGCAAGGCTCCCTCGATGGTTATCTACCGTAAGAGGGCTGCTGCACAATGGATGGTTCAACACGCTGGATGCACTGGTGGTATAACTAACGGAACGTCAACAAAACAGTTGGTTCTTGATACCGTAGATGGAGAAGGAGGTCCGTTTAGCGGTGGTTACATTAATGCCGTTGGTACAGAAACGGTAACTTTCAAAGACGGAGCTACGTTTAATAACTGTAACGCAAGTAGCGCACCTTATATATCCTACATGTTTGCAGAAATTCCTGGGTTTTCAAAATTTGGTGGTTTTACATCTGGCAGTTCTGGTGATCCGTTTGTTGAATGCGGGTTCACACCATCTTTAATTTTCTTAAAAAGAATAAGTGCTAATGATAACTGGTATGTGCATGACACAGCCCGTGATCCAATCAACCCAGCTTACAAGTACACCACTTGGGACAACGAAGCCGTCGAAGCGTCTAACACAGGGGTTTACATTGACATTATAAGCAATGGATTTGTATGTGATCTAGGCAGCATCGTTACGACTGATGATGAAATGATATTTGGAGCTTGGGCCTCTAATCCATTTGCAGGAACAACACCTGTTACAGCACGATAATGCTAGAGCTTGGAACAAAAGAGTTAATTACTTTAGGTACAGTATTAGCAGGTCTCGCTGCAACATACGGCGTTATTAAATCTACGATTAAAACAATTACAGAGCAACTAGCAGAAGAGAAAGACGAGTTAGCAAGTTTAAATACAAGGCTAGATAAAGTAGAAGCAGTGCAAGCTGTTGCTACAAGCTCAATAGATACGATGGCAAAAGATATCTTATCGCCACAAATACTAAAAGAACGAAGTGAACGGGATGGTAGAATAGAACAAAGACTAGATTCTATTGAAAGAGAATTAGATAACTTTCATAAGATGCACAATGGTTCCCACCCTCCCGTTAAGGATAGAGATTGATGACAAAATTAAAACGTTTTATACTTTTATTCTTGACTTTTATACTAATAAGTTGTACAATACCAGAAGATAAGTTTGACGCAAATAAAGAATATGCGGTAGGTTTGATTACTCAAGTATGTACAACATTAGAAGTTTCTAAAAAGATTCATACAGAATACTCAAAAAGTTTTGAAAAAGGTTTACAAGAATTTTATCAAAGAATTTTTGATGAAAAATGTATCCTATTTCCTCAACCCGTACTCGCTAAATTTATCAAGCTAGAGTTTAAGGGTCCAATATCTGATAATGTAGAAATAGAAATATGGAAAGTTATTCTTGATGAGAAACCTGAAGATGATAAAGAAATAACATATTTTTGGGCAGCTATTCAAAAAGAAAAACAAGAAAAACAATCCGAACCTGAAAAAGTAAAAGATACCGAGGTATAGTAATATGAGCGAACAGCCAGAACTTCCCCAGCCTGAAATGGACCCTGTACCAGAGGAAGAAGTAACGGAGTTAGAGCCTGAACGAGAGCTTACTACTGAGGAGGCTTTTAAGCCTGTTCGTGAAATTATGGGCAACCAAGCGGCGGGGGTTGTTGATCTTGGCGATGCTGAATATAAACCAGTATCACAAGAAGTACAAGATAATGAACTGTTAAGCACGGACACTGCAGGGGTTAGTTTAGACCCAACTGGAGCGGCAGTGCCATCTTCAAATGTTCTTGAAAGTCAAGATGTAACTGCTCCTACTGCAGAAGAAGACCTTGGAAAAATAGACGCTGTAGAGCGAAATCTACCTAACATGCCTACAGATGTTGTTGGTGCAGAAGTTGAGTTATCAACAGGAGCAATTATTGATCCTGCAGATGTAGTAGATGAGCGCACAAAAACAGAGATGTTTGAACGTGGTTCTTTAGCGGAAGCAAAAACACAGGCTCTTGCTGCAGAAGCTACCGTTCAGTATCAAATAGGTGCGTTATACGAATCACTTGAGGAAGGCAAACCACTTCCTGCTTGGGCATCCAAGAATGTCAAAAAAGTAAATGACATTATGATGGCTAGAGGTCTTGGTTCTTCTAGTGTTGCATCTGCAGCAATGGTAAGTGCTATTGCAGAGAGTGCGTTACCTATTGCAATACAAGATGCTAATAAATATGCTACAATACAACTACAAAATTTAAATAATGAACAACAAACTGCACTAGCTAATGCTGCTACTATTGCTGCTATGGATCGACAGAATCTTGACAACCGTATGAAAGCTGCAGTTAAGAACGCTGATACTTTTCTAGCAACAGATGTTAAAAATGCAGACCTAGAACAAGCTGCTAATCTGTTAAATTATCAAACTAAAGCACAAGCTTTATTTACAGATACTGCTGCTGAAAATGCTAGACTTAATTTAAATGCAAAAACAGAAGTTGAAGTAGCAAAATTTTACGATACGCTTGGAACGACTGTAGCTACTAATAATGCTAATCGTGCTGCAGCTATGGATCAATTTAATGAAGACCAAGCTAATTCTATAAATAAGTATAATGCTAAAATACAAGATGCAAGAGAACAATTTAATTCTACAATGATATCTGCAATAGAGCAATCTAATGCTTTGTGGAGACGTTCTCTCAATACCGCTAATACTGCAGAACAAAATGCAGCAAATAGAGTTAACGCTGCAGCAGCACTAGGAATAACTACCTCTGCTTTAGATGCAATATGGCAAGAATATAGAGATGAAGTGTCGTTTGCATTTACTGCTTCTGAAAACAGTCTATCTCGTAATCAACAATTAGCGTTAACAGCTATTGCTAATCAGTTTGCAATGGACATGTTTGATGCACAAGTAGATGCAGATTCTCAAAAATCTATGGGTGCGTTAGTAGGTAATATGATAGAAGGTGTTTTTAATAATGTTTTAAGTCAAACTGGTAGTGGTAGTGGTAGTGATTATTTTGGTGATGATAATACAGCGTATGATCCACTTACAGTTGAAGATTTTGTATAGGAGATAAAAATGTTTGGAAATATTGTAGGTCCGCTACTAAGTGTTGGTTCTAAATTTATTAGTGGTAAAAGTAAAGGTAGTAGTGGTTCTAGACAACCAGCATTTGATCCACGAATTGGTTTTGTTGCAGAAAAAACATACGCAATGCGAGCAGCAGAAAATGCAAAAAGGCTGTCTGATCCAGGGCGTAGAATGACCGCTGAACAAGAAGGTAGGACTAAAAAGGTTAAATATGAAGAAGAGGTACTGTCTTTATATCGTAATGCTCAAGCTAATACAAGAGTTCGTGAAGCTATTATTCAACAAGCAGAGAGACAAGGAAATATTAGCCCTGTACTTAAAAAAGCAAGATACGATATTTCTGATCCGTTAAAAAGAGATACTGATACTAGAACAAAACCCTTAAAATTAGAGACATAATATGTCACAAGCTACATTTAATTCACAAGATATTGATCCACTTGCAAGAGCTATTCCAGGGCAATCATTAACAGACACACCTGGACAGTGGCCTTTTGAGAAACCACCACAAATTGTTTCTCCAAAACAAGCTTTTGAAATTGTAAAAAATTCTGTTGAATCACCTGAATCATTAGAAGACATACTTAAATTATTAGATGTAGGTATATCTGCAGAAACACTTGCATCATCTATAACTTTAAAAATGTTTTCAGAAGGTGTGTTTACTCCAGATATAGCTGAAATTATTAAACCACCATTAGTAGCACACATAACGGAAATGGGTATAGAAGCAGGTATTGACGATATAAATGTTGTAAATAATTTACCTTCTAGCTCTATTGATACAGAACAACATATGGCTTTGATGCAAAAAGTTAGCCCACAAAAATTTGAACGTATTGCAAACAACGCTATACAGGAAGAAGAATTTGATGAAATGCTTTTAAATATGGAGATACCAGATGAACCTATGCAGTCTCCTAAAGAAAGCTTTCTAGATATGGAGGTAGAATAACATGTCAGCATTTTTTGGTGGTGTTGCACAGGGATTTTTAAATGCCAAGTTAAGGCGTGAAGATGCTGCAGCGGAAGCTGAAAAGCAACGTATTGCTGGTTTAGAAAAAGAAAAAGATCGTCAAGTTCGTCGTGATATTGCTGATAAAGAAGTCGAAATGCGGCGGCAAACTTTAAAACAGCAGCAGGAATCTGCTCAAAAAACAAGTGATTTCAGAAAAGTTAGTAATCTTGCAACTTTAGTAAAATCAGTGGTTAGACAAAATCCTAATGAGGATTTTAGAAATAGAATATCTGCAAAAGATATGGAGCTATTCCCTCAGTTTGGATTAGGTAGTTTTACAAACGGAAAGTATAGTCTTGGTGCGGATATAGCTAATGTCGCGGCTGGAGAAACTAAAGAAAAAGGTTTAATATCGGCAGCTTCTTTAATAGCTACTGGAAAAGCTGATCCAGCTCAGTTAGAGGAAAACCCTGAATTAAATAAAGTATACGCTAATATGATGGGTTTTAAAGTAGATGATAAAAAATACAATACACACGTTTCATCTCTGTCATCTAAATATAATTTAAAAGAAAGTATACTTGGCAAACATAATGCTATTGAAGCTTTTGGAACACCTAACATTATACAATATAGCGTAGGTAACAATTTATATAAGTATGATAAAGGTGTTGTCCCAGGTGAAATCCACAAAACAGGTTTTGAAGGAACAGCAGGAACTGATAAATTACCCGCAGAATCAGGAGCAAAGTACAGGACTAAAAATACAATATTATTTGATTTTGCTACACTAAAAAGTGCGGAAGATCTGTTAGAAGATCTTCGTTTAAAAGGAGATAAGGGTCAAATAGGTAAAAATAAACTAAAAGCTTACCACAATCATGTGCTTAAATTCAAAAATCAGTTTATTAACGTTCAAAATGCTTCTGTTAGAGGCGGGGGTTTCATTCCTCACTTTACTTTAAATAGTTCAGGAGGTGTTAACCCACAACCAACTCAAATAAAAGTTGGTAATATAAAAGAATTATTTCCTAATCTTTATAAGGTATTAGGTAAGCAGACAAATATTGATACGATTATAAATGCTTCTAATACTGATGTTGATACAAGAACGCCAGAAAATAGAGCTAAAGTTATGGCACCTGCGTTAGGTATGACATCAGATGAGTATGTGGCAGCAGAAAGAGCAGGAGATATTGTTACCAAACATGAAACGTTAGCAAGAACAAATCCAGGTAGAAGAGTAGGAGATAATCTCAGTAGTGCTACAAGTGTTCAAAGTATTATTCCAAATCCAAGTATGAATAATGCACAAAAAACAACGAGAGAACTTCCTGTTTCTCCCAAACCTGATTTACGTTCTACTGATGATTCAGGAAATCAAAGATTTATTTTAGATTTACAAACAACTTCTAACAAAGTTGCATCTTCAGATATTAATTTATTGTTTCAAGCTAACACTATGAGAGAGGCTGATAGAAGAGCTTTATTTACAACTCGACCAGATTTATCAAAACAATATGATTTAATGGTTACAAATGAACTTTTTAAAACTTTAAACCTTGCTAGAGAAGATGCTAAAAATGGAGGAAATAAATACTATACTCAACTAGCAGATAAAGTAGCAAAAACTTTTGATATCCAAAGAAATGGCACTGGTGCTACAGATGTTGCTTCTGTTCAAGACGCTATAAGATTGCTAGTTAATCAAGATATAATGGATCAACTTCGTCCACCCGTTAAAACATCACAAATTGGTAATAAACAAATAATACAAGTAAGTGCTATTCCACGAAGAACTGATACAAGGGTAACAATAGAAAAACAAAAGCTTCAAGAAAGTATAGAAAAAGGTCGTCAGGCTAAAAGTAATGCTAATTCTTTTATAAATAATATACGAAGAATGGGCATAGTTAAATTAATTAAAACAGGAGATTACACTCCTTCAGAAAAATTAAGTATGCTTGATAGTTTAAAAAACAATCCCTCTTTTCTTGAAGCTTTTACAGGCCAGCAGCTTCCTGGTGTTATGTCACGAATGAATGTAACTGTGAAAGATTTAGAAAAAATCGGATTTCAAGAATCTAGTGATCCTAAAGCAACTGTAGAATCTAAGATACAGTATGTGCAAGATTTAGGCAAAGCTTTTATGCACGGTATTAATAAACTAAGAGCCGTTGTTGACAGGGGTGTTTTAATTAACGCAGATGAAATGCGTATAAAAAATGCTCCTGAAAAATATTTAAAATCTAGTAACTTTAGTAGTTCTGAGTTTGATTCTGGTAATGACGCTGGAACTGTAAGTCGTTTAAGCGACACAGAAAAACTTGCTGGAGTATACTTTGAAAGGTATAATACGTCTCTTAATTCATATCTTAACCAAGCAGAAACAGCATATAAAAATAAAGATTTTCAAAAAGCAGCAGAGTTTGAAGCACTGGCTTATGAACAATATCTTCTAGCTCAAAACACAATGACAAAAGTTACTTTAACATATACTTTTGCAGGTATGGTTCAAGGTGAGTCAGGTGGTAGGGCTATTTCTAATGAAGACTTTGCAATTATATTTCAAGCTTTATGGGGTGGTGCTTCTGGTGAAACTGGTAGAGGTTCTTTTGACAGGTTACAAGAAGTTCTTAATGATATTGCTTTACGAAATAAAAATATTGAAAGATTTATTGAACTTGAAGGAGGACCAGAAGCAGCTAGAGAAATGCTGGCTGTAGAACAAATGCTTCTTAGAAATAAACATAGAGATTTGTACGAAGCTTCTAAAACATTTAATTTACTTAACTTTGCACAAACAGGTTTATCCTCTCCTAAACCTGAAAGTTCTGCAAACTTTAAATTTCCAGAAAGAATTTTAGATACCATAGAAGAAAATAACGTTCGATCTAATTTTTCTAGACAAATAAATGATGAAAATAAAACAAGGTATTCTACAAGATTTAACAATTTTGTTGCTACATCAATTAGTAAAGATATGATTTCAGGAGGTGGATCATTTGAAAGTTTAAGTAATAATCAAGGTGGTCCTAGAAGTAAAATTATATCTACAGCTATTAATAATTTAACAGAAACATTGTATGACAATAAAGATACATTCCAACTTAACGAGCAAGTTTATGATGTTTTTAATAATTTTGGAAATAGAGGTTTAAGATTTGGAGATGCTGTAGCAACATATTACAGATACAATAAAGTTCTAGCTGCTGCTGGAAGAGACCCTTCAAATCAAAATTATCAAGAAGAACTTCAAAAAACTAAAGATAAAGCTACGAGTTCTTTCAATCTCATTTCAGATGTTGTGGAAGCTATACATAATCAGAAGTTTCCACAACTTACACAACAGCAAGGCTAATAATAATTAGGATTAGTTTAAATGGCTAAATATTTTACTCCTTTTGATAAAACAATAATAGAGGCTGGTAAATCTCTTTATGAACGTTTTGCAGATGACGAAGAAGAACGTAAAAAGAAAGAAGAAGAAGACAAGAAAAAACTTGTTTCTGAATTGAAAAGCACCTCTACTGCAAGAGACCCGTTAGCTTTACCTAATCAACCTGACTCAGAACGTGCTAAATTACAATCTCAAAGAGATGTAGAATTTATGGGCAATGATGCAGGAGATATATTTATCTTGCCTGATGGAAAAGCAGCTTCTTCATCTGACAATCCTAACATACAAGAAAAAATAAAAATACTTAACTCTCCTTCTCGTTTAATGGCTAGACAAATAGAGGCAGAGCGAGCAGGTGAACCTATGCCTATGGGTATGGAAGGTATATACCCAGGAAAAGCAGAACCTATCGGAACAGTAGAAAGATTGCTTATAGGAACTAGCCCATTAGATCAAGATCAGAACGTATCTACAGCAGAACGTGTAGGAAGAAAAACATTAGATATAGTTGGTAGAACACCTAGAGCCGTATTGGGAGGAGCATCTAGAGGAATTGGAGGGATTGCACAATTACCTCAGTTTATCAATGCTTACGGTGTAGGGGCTTTAGAGCAAGCTGCTAGATATGTTGGGTTATATGGAGAAGGCACAGTAGATTGGGATAAGTTAGATATAGCAAATACATCTGCAAAAATACTATCCGAAGAAGCTGAAAGATTTGTTAAAGTAACAGATGACTTGTTTAGGGTGGATGAACTTGATCCTTCTGCTAAAACTTTAATGTATATTACAGACTTTTTTATGCCTGTTAATGTTCCTGGTGCAATATCAAAAAGTTTAAATGTAGCTTCAAATGTTGCAGAAGATACATTTAGATTTGTAAAAGGTTTTCCTAAAAGAGAAGTAGACCGTGATGAAATTTTAATGGCTGATTTGAGAGATGCTCAAACGGCTAGAACAAGTCCAGTTGAAAAACAACGGCAAAGAGAACTCAACGAAGCATATGAAGCAGCTAAAAAAGATAATCCCCAATTAGACTTTGATTCGTTTGAAAAATATTCTGATTTTGGTCAAAAAATAATGGAGAAAAGAGCCGCTCTATATAATCAAGCTCGTAAAAATATTAACTTTGAATATGGTAGACGAGGTATTGTAGAAGCTGCTAAAGAACGTCTCAGATATCCTGGAGGAAGATCAAAAAGTGCTTTAGCTGCAACTTATCAAATACCTCCAGGAGGTGGCGCACCTGAATTAACAAAAACTCTAATATTTGAAAAAGCTCCCACATATGAAATGTTAGAGAATAGAAAATTATATAAACAAATAATGGATGCACAAGCTGTTGTTAGTGCGGGAGCTATAGCTGGTGCTTGGGATTCATATTTTCAAGGAACAGAGTATCAAGATTTTTCCTATATAGTAGGTCTTACAGGTATTTTTGCTAATCCTACAACTACGTTTAAATTACTAGATAATATTGTAGGAGGTAAATTAGACCTTCAAAATAGAATAGCTATTCCTGCTTCTGTTACTAAAAGACTACCTTTTTTAAAAGATATGGACTTATTTAAAAGTGATCCAAATATAACAGGAGAGGTTATACAACGTCCTTTAAATCTTGCGTTACTTTTACACGGTATAGGTAAATTTGTTGCAGAACAAAAACAAGGGCCAGAAGATGTTATTGCTCAAACTTATGCTAATGGTGCTTGGAATAAACGAGTAACAGCAATGGCTGCAGGTGTTCCAATTTATAAAGCTTTTTTAGCTAATAGCGTTGATAAAATTGAAGCATTAGGAGGAATGACAGAATTAGAAGCTATCACTAGAATGAGCGGTAGTGACTTTAGAAATATTGAAAGTTTTGCTAAAGAAGTAATGCCTTATCTTCCAAAAGAATATTTACAATCATACACAAAGTTAGTTAGGCATGGCGAGAAATTAGTAGAATCTATTAACAAATCTAAATATGGGGATAAAACTACAGAGTTTACTTTGACACTAGAGCAGATAGCTCAAGGTGTTCAAATGACAGCACTAACAGGTATTTTAAAACACGTAACTTCTGATCCTGCGTTTAAAAATGCTAGTAAGAATGTTCAAGGTATTTTACTTTTGTTTAGAACACATCATCAAGAAATGCAAGATCAAATTGGATTTATACAAGATTCTTTAAAAGCTTTAACTGGCGGCGATGCTAAAGCTGAGTTAGATTTTAAAGAATTAAAAGATGGTGCTAACATGCTCATTGATAAGATGAAAGCAGACAGTGCGTTGATAATGGAAGCTGCAGAGGGTCTTAGCGATGCAGCAGGTATTGTCGGTAATAAAGGTTCCAGCATAATCGTTAGAAATCTTGTAAACGAACCTATCGAAAAAGGAGGTATGGGTTTAACAGCACAAAGGTTATCTCCTGAAGGTCGAGATGCCGTCAGCCAAAGAGCGGATAAAATTTTTAGGGATGCTTTTAACAGAGCTAACGATGAGGATAAAGCTAAATTTGCAAAATTAGAAGAGTCACTTGAAGGAAGAGTGCTGGTTGTTAACAACTATATAGACGAGTTGTATAATTTAAAAAATACAGAGTTAGAAAATTTTGGAGACATAGCAAGTATTTTAAAAAATAAAAATAGGTTCACTGCTTTTGGAACTATGTCTAGAAAAGGTCCAATGGAACCAGCGTTACAGTATAGCAACAATATAGATATATTTATTAAACAAAGTAAATTTAACGGTTTAATAAGAAATAACGCAGAAACTTTAAAAGATAAAGCTGACGCTCTTAATGAAAGGTATCCGCAAGATTTAAGATTTACGGGTAACAGAGATTATACTAAATTTGCTGAAAACTCTGATAAAACTATAGACCTTACTAAAACTTTAAATAATATTGATGAGTATGTAAACGCATCAAGAAAAGCAGATGGTTCTTCTGTTACAGAACAAGAGTATATTGCAAACTTGTTGTCTCAACTTGACTCTAATAGTCCTGGCTTTAGAGAAGAGTTTATATACGTTGCTGATGCTTCAGACATGCACAGATTACGTATGTCACACTCAGATTGGGCATGGAATAATAGATTTAAAAATACAGGTGCTTCTAAATTAGTGTTTAAAGCTATGAAACGCATTGATCCCTTATTCAGTGAAGCGGGTATACCTGAATTAAAAATATATAATGACAATCACACCGCATTTAAAAGTATGTGGTTTGAAGATCTTCTAGGAAAAAAATTATTAAAAAGTAATCTGTATAGAAAACAAGATGATATTGGAGAAAATGATGACATTCTTGATCCAGTAGATTTTGTAACGGATATACTAAAAGCAGAAAATTCTAAAGTTGCTGCAGATTTAGTTAAAAGAATTTTTGGTGATTATAAAGATGCACAGGGTATAACAATAGTTAGAGGTGAAGAAAGAAAACAATTAGTTGATATAGCTGATGATATTTTTGCTTATAAGGTTGTTAACGAGAATTTTTTTGGAAGTAGTGGTTCACAAAAAATTAAAGAAAAAATAGATGATCTTGAAAGAAATGGTTTAATTTCTTCAGAGATGGCAACAAAAGTAAGAACATTTACCGAATATGCAAACAAACAAAGTGATTATAATCTTAACAAAGAATTAGAAAATGCAGAAAGCAATATAGTAAGATTAACTAAATCAGCTATAAATGTTAAAGAGGGAACCGATAAAGAAACTTTAGCAGCGGAACTGTCTAGAGTGGATACAATGGCTGATGTTTTAGAGTTCCTTATACCTACTTCTGGTACACCTACATATGCTAGAGGTGAGGGTATAACTCAACCAGGAGTGCAAGTAGAACGTATTAGAGAGTTAGCGCAAGAGAAAGCAGAACTAATACAACAATCTTTAGGTGCTGATCCTAAATTTAAACGTATCGCTCAAGAACGTTTACAAACAATAGAACGTCAACTTGATGATCTTAAACAAGTTCCTTTAGAAGAAATAACGGGTAGCAGATTTGATGTGTTTGTTAAACAAGTTATTTTTAAAGGAGAAGATATACGATCAGGTGAAAATTTAACGGAAAAACAGAGAAAGCTAATAAAAAATCTTCGTGATTCTCTCGTAAGTGAAATGATACGTAGATCAATTAACAAAACAAGCACTAGAAAAGCATACCTTAATCCAGAAACAGATAATGTAAAACGTACTTATGAAAGGGCTACTAATTATCTTAATCAATATATGGTAAGAGAGGGAGCCTTTACTGTACCTTCTAGTGCTTTTGAGTTAGATTCTGATTTTAATATTGTTGAACTATCAACAGTGTACGACAATATGAAACCACAATTAGAAAAACTAGATTCACTTCTTGGAGATGATCCTACTTTTGTTAAAGATTTAGATGATAAAATGAAAGCACTAGTTGCAATAAAAGGAGAAGTTCCTGAAGCTCTTGCAGATACAGATTTTGGAAATATACCAAGAGGTCTAACAACCCCTGCAGCTTTATCTAGAATATACTCTGGTATGCGCGGCGTTGTTAGTTGGAGGTATCTTGCTACAGAACAAATTGTAAGAGAACATCAAAGAGCTAAACATTTAATGTTTCATAAAATACTATCTGACCCACAATTTTTAGAAACATTAAGTTTAGTTTTAGACAGCACTACAGTATCTCAAAAGTTAGCAGATACCTTTGTTAAATCTTTTATGCCAATTATGAAATCGGCTGGAGCTAGAGCAGTTGTTTATGATCCTGTTGAAGGAGAGGGACAATACAAAGTTAATAAAAACCCAACAAGTAAACAAATTGCAGAACAAGTTAAAAAAATATGGCTTGTAGGAGGTATGCTGTCTGGCCCTGTAGGTGCTATAGCAAAAACACAAACAACTCCTAAAAAATTACCACAGGGAGAGATAGAGGTTGATATTAAGTTACCTACAAGTTTAAAAGATATTGCTAAATCTCCTGTTCGTATTAGAAGAGGGCCAGAACCAGGACAAAAAGAATTATTTAGAAATATGCCAGAATTAAAATCTGGTCCTCCAAAAACAATACAAGAACGAGATGCAGGTCGGGAACAATTATTTAACAATATGCCGACATTAAAATAGGATTAAACTAATGCTAGGATTAGCAGATTCAGTTATAGGTGTAGCAGGTAAAGTTCTTGACAAGTTTGTTGAGGACAAAGACCTAAAGACTAAACTTAATGCTGAACTAAAACAACAGATGGTATCGCTTGATCTAGCACAGGCACAAGCAAACATAGAACAGGCTAAGTCGCCCTCTATCTTCGTTGCTGGTGCTAGACCAGCTATTATGTGGATATGCGCCTTTGGTCTAGCTTGGCAGTTTGTGCTGCAGCCTGTAGCAGTGTGGGGTATCGCTCTTAGTGGTGCAGATATTGTGCTGCCCTACATAGAGACAGAAGGTCTTATGTCGTTAACACTCGCTCTCTTGGGACTTGGCGGTATGCGTACTGCAGAGAAGTGGAAGGGTGTACAACGTAATAACATGAAGAAGAAGTAACATGGACCCATTAACACTAGCTGCGATTACTGGGGGCTTTGCTGCTGTCAAGACGGCAGTTCAAGGAGTTCGTAGTGCATTGCAAACTGCTGATGATGTAGGAGCTATTGCTTCTCAGATTGACAGGCTGTTTACAACGCATAGCGAAGCATCTAAACGAGTACAGTCTGCTAAGAAAAACAAGCTGCCAAAAAACAAGTGGGCAAAGATACTAAAGTTTAGATTAAAAGACGATAGCGATGATGAAACATCTTTAGCTAACGTAGCTGCAGCTAAACTTGCTCAGAAACAACAAGAAGAAGAAATAAGAAAACTAGCTATAGAGATTAACAGGAGGTTTGGTGCAAGCACGTGGGCTGAGATACTAGAAGCACAAGAAGAAGCTAAAAAGAAAAAAGCTGAACGTATAAAAAGAAATAAAAAACGTAGAGATGAAGAGGCTGCTAGAAAAGCACTCAATCAAAAAGGATTATTAGAAAAGATATTTTTAGAATTTGGTAAAGGTATAATTGTTATTGCTGTAATCGTTGGAATAGTAGTTACATTAGTATATTTAAAGAAAAATAACGTTACTGTTTTTCAAAACACCCCCATATATGCCCCGAGATGACCAAACGAAGTGGTAAATGACCCAACCTACCCGACAACACCTACTTCTTCTGTATGACGCTTAAAAGACCGTGTGTGGCAAATCGCCTTTTTACAGTGTTTTATTAACGTCATCCACATATTTTTCAGTTATGTTCTCCAGACGCTTCATAAAATTATAAATAAGTTCTGTATTGGCATAGTGAGGAAGACCATCTTCCATAACTTGCTTAAAATCTTTAGCGGCAACATTGTTGTGTGTAACCTCAATGTTGCCGTCTCTTTGTAAAAACACTGAGACTTGTGATAGTAACGCTTTTGTATTCATATATCTACAACTTCGCAAACCTCTCCTGTACAAGCTAACTCTTGCGATGCTTTGGTGTTGTCCTCTTTTTCATAATTATCAAAAGTTTTCCAATCAATAGCCTTTGGCATTTCAGTAACAAGCTTGTCGTATTCTTCTTTACTACAATCTTGATACGGTGCTTGCCTATAGCTGTGATCAGAGAAGGGTAGGAAACTGATACCACTCAGTTCATCAAAGTTTTCGTAGCACCAGTTTCCTACTTCCATCCATTCATGCTCTTTAACACTTACCGTAATAGAAGGTTTATGTTCGCACCAGTGTTCGCTGTAGTGCTTCCACAGGTGCAGTTGCTCCAGAGCCTTCATATCAGTCCGACAGATGGCAGCAACAGGTGATTTGAAAGGAAAGGAAAAAACCACCGTGTTGTTCGGACTGTTAAAGTCAGGTTCATTAGGAATGTTACTGTCCATTAGGAACCTAGTTAATGGGTCTTTAACATCCCCACGCACCGTCCTGACATAATACGGAGCGTGTCGAGCATGAATACCACTAGCAGCGTTAGTAAGTTGACTAACAGTGCCAGATGGCTTCACACAAGTCGTGGCGGTAGACTGAGGTATACCTAACTTATCGGACCACTTCTTGTTAGTATGTACTACTGTATCTCTTAATTTAGTTAGACGTTCAGGATGCGATGTTACATTAAGGTACTTGCAATCCATGATGCCTGTAAGAGACACACCTAGTAAACGTTCTTCCTCTGTATTGTTCTTCCAGCGCGTACGCAGATATTTAAAATCTGTAAGGGTAGACTGCAATGTTCCAAGAATAGCAGCAAGCTCTGCCTTACGTTCTAATGACTTTTCAGTGTCGTCTGATCTGCATACAACCTCAGATAAGTTACAGAATTGATTAGGGCGTAGGATGATCTCACTGCATGGGTTCGTGCCAAAGTCAGACTCTTCCCTACGTCCGTTAGCCACCGCTTTGCCTTGAGCAGCCGTCCTGTTAAATATACCGCGCTCTCCAGATTTGCTCTCATACAACGAAAGCCATTCTTTCATAAACGCAGACGGGTCAGGAGTTTGTGTGTAAGCGACAGAGTTGTTTGCCAAAGCCCTATGAGGGTTAATAGACCACCAATTGCCAGACTTAGCAGACCGCATCCTATCATCACTAAGATTACTGAGAGATAAAAGAGCGGAACGCCTAACGCCACCGACAACCACCACTTCACCTGTCTTACACACAATATCATGACATTCGATGGAGGATAGTTTACGTCCTTTAGCATCTTGAAACACCCTTATCGTGAAGTCAAACAAATCTTGTAGTGGTTCTGGACCTGAAGCTCTGCCACCAAAAGTCTTCAACCTTGCACCTGCAGGACGCACCTTAGACATATCAATCTTAGGTATTCTGTTAGTATACAAGTATCCTATCAAGTCACGGAAGCTTCTTGCCCAACCTTCTTTTGAGTCAGCTACACTGATAACGTCCTCTGTCTCTTCAAACTCAACGTCAGGTATGGTCGGCAGGTTCTCTATGTATGTACGTTCCACAGAAAAACCTACGCCAGTGCCGTTCATAAGAATGTAAAGAACTTCGTCAAATGATCTAGGATTATCAATAGGAATATACGAGCAATTGTATCCTGCAATGTTTTCACGTTTCAACGCTGGCCCTGCAGTCATAAGAGATCGCATAGATGGCATGATCTCTAAATTTAGTATCGCTGACTTCACAGCTTTCATGTGTGGAGACTGAGACAGATCAACATCACACACAAACTTGATGTGTTCTACCATGTAGTCTGTAAACCGTGTTACAGTCTCTTCCCATGTTTCCCTGCGTTGTTCACTGTCAAGCCAACGTGCATAGCGGCTCTTGTGAATAAACATTTGATAATCAGTTGGTAGGTTTTGCATCTTCTACTCTATCCTTTAACCTCGTAAGATACCATACGCACTTTCCTAAGTCCTCTGCGGCTTTGCCTTTGTGCCTGTATCTAATTATATACTTTAACACGTTACCTTTTAAATATCCTAAAAACTCATTCCTCGTCATAGACATCTCTATTAAATCTATAGCCTCAACATCAAGCTTATTGTAATGTTCTGGACTGTTGACGGGATCATGCTCCTCTGTCGTCATCTTCATCCTCTAACGTAACCGTAACTGTCAGGTGTTCCCTGTCTTTCTCTTTGAACACATTTTGAGCATAATCGTTGTTTCGATAAGAGTCAAGTGAAATTATGTTACTTTCTGAATATTCATCTTCTTCAAGAAGTTTTTCACCAAGACTGTATACTTCTTCTGCACTGTTCTGTAGTATGTGAACTAAACCTTTAGCAAGAACCTGACACATATTAGCAGGACCGTCCTCGTTATTTGTTTTATCCAAACAAAACATAAAAAACTGATCTACACTATCATCTGTGTTCTCCATAACAAGATAAACACGATTGTCCTTTAGTCCTTCCTTTTCCGTTTCAACAATAGCTTTCATCTTAGCTAAGTCATCGTGCATGTCATCCATAATTTTTCATCCATCCTATAGGTATAACGCCTTTTGCATATTTAAAATTATTTTTATTGCACCAATCAGCATACGTTGTTTTTGATTTCTTACTTAACTTTACCTTGTCATTCTGAAACACAAAACGTAAATCAAGATCAGGATATTGCTCTGCTATCAACTTATGTTTTGATCTATCAGAACCAACAAACTGTCCTTTAGTCTCTATGAACATATCAAACTTAGGCAGATAGAAATCTGGTGTGTACGTCCTATCTTTAGGAACATAAGTAAACTTATGCTGTTCATACTCAAACTCTATACTGTTGTTTTCTAGATACGTTGCAAAGTCAAACTCAAATCTAGATTTATAACGTGCTGTCATTTGTATCTTTTCAATAAATTAGTCATATGTTTTTCTATGTAATCGTGAACTTTAGTAGAGTGTTTCTTTATGTTTATCATACTGAAATCTTGGTTATCTACTGACTCACGACAAAGAATAGCAACGCCGCCTTCTGTTAAATAATTGTTTATTACTGACCAAGACTTATCAAACTCTTCTTTAAATATATGAAACTCGTTGTCTTTGTAATAAGACTCTGGCTCTCTGCCACTAAACTTCTTTACAAGAATAGGCGCACTATTACTGCCATCTCGTAAAACAATGTTTACAAGAGGATCACCTTTTTGTTTACTGTGATCCATGTATACAAATAAACAGTTCTTATTGTCAAGCACATCGTGACTATAGACTGTGTGCATTACAACTATTGGCATTAGTCCTCATCCTCAAAATCTAAACTCTTTTCCCGTATACGTCCATCTGTAAAGTCGTAATATAGTTTAGAGCATAGTCCTGTAAGACCTGTAAACCTATTCTTTATGATACGTACATACGTAGTGTGACGTTCTATAGGATCATCTGCTTGTCCATTACGTTCTAAACCTACCACAATATCACTAAGCTGTCCTATACTAGCAGAACCCCGTAGATCAGACAACGATGTATTTAGACCTTCTTCATGGGAACCTTGCATTGGTCTGCGAAGGTGTGATACAACTACCAGTGATATGTTAAGCTCTTGCACTAATGTTCTAAGCTTAGTCATACACTCATCTATTGTTCTTCTTTCATCAAAGGAGTGTTCTTGAGAGCTAACAAGTATGCTGATATGATCTAGTATTACATACTTACACTTAGCCGCTTTTGCAAAGTACCTTACACGGGCCAGAACATTATCAATAGTGTTTGATCCAAAGTGATCGAAGAAGAAGTAGCGTCCTGATCCTACAGTGTCCTCGTAGGATTGCTTGTACTCTTCCTCTGTATACACGGTATCTGGTAGGTGTAACTGCTTACCTAGCTCTAAGCTCATCATGGATTCAGCGGTGCTTCTCACGCTCTCCTCCATAAACATCATGCCAATGTTATCATCCGTGTTATCATAGATGTGCTTTACAATCTCTTTTAAAAAACTACTCTTACCTATGCCAGTTCCAGCACACACTGTGATAAGCTCACCCATACGTATGCCATAGGTCATTCTATTCATACCCTCATATGGATACTCTATAGCAGTCTTAGCTGGTCCTTCCTTCAATGTGTCCCATAACTGTGTACCTGCAATGATACCATCAGGAGTGTAGCTGTCAGCGTTCCACCATGCCTTAACAAAATCATCGTCTTCTTTGTTTACTAGATACTCATTAGGGTCTTTTCTGTTAAGAGTTACAATTTTAGCTTTAGGTGACAACAACTCTGCAGCTTTCTTAGCAGCTTTCTTTCCAGGTTTGTCATTATCAAAGCATATAATAATATTGTCATACGACATAAGATACTCAAAGGATTGCTCGATATCGTTGACAACACCAGAGGCTCCGTTGCGTATAGACAAGACAGGCCATGTTGAACCCATCATCTGATAGGCTGAAAGTGCGTCAAGCTCACCCTCACACAAGGTTACATACTTACCCCTTGCAGGAAACTTGTTCTGTCCAAATAACGTAGCTTGTTTCCAATCACCCGTAGTTTGAAATGTTTTATCACCGTTGTAAGACTTCCCACGGATTTTATTTGCAATCCAATCACCATCCTCATTGTAGAATGGATAGTATTGTTGTGTTCCTTCTACTGTAACACCATATGCTTTACATGTGTCTTTTGCTATACCTCTGTCAGGTATTGGTAATGTCTTACCAGAAGACAGGTACTTAGCGTTCATTGGCGTATTTGTCATAGGTTCCTCTATTAGTTCATCTTCAGGCTTTGTGTGTCTGTCACACGCAAAACAGTATGTGCTACCATCCTCGTTTATTGCCAGCGCATCACTGCTGCTACAGTTAGGGCAGGGCTGGTGTGTTTTCTGATAATTCATTTATCAAACAAAGTAGCTAATATTCCGTTAAGAAAGATAGATAATGCAACGCTGTTAACTACAATAAGCGCACGATCATTCCATACAATAGACACATATACCCAACCGATTATTCCTACTGCATGTAAGTAAAGATTATAAGGAAATATATTCTGAGCAGTGAAAATCATACCTGTCATAAGTATAATAGAAGATGCCCATTTTATATACCATACTTTATTCTTTACTTTTCTATCTTTCATTACAAAACCTCGTCTACTTTAGGCTCCTTTTCTATATGAGTAAAGTATGTTAATCCACTAGCGTAACGAAATACTCTAAGTCCTTGACCTTCGTTAGCGTCTTCCCAACATTGATATTTATAATCGCAGTAAGTACAATTCTTATCAAGTATTCTGTTACCCTGTTTACCCTCTGCTTTATCCTCGTAGCATTTGCTAGGAACAGTATCTTCTTTCATTGTTTTTTTCAATTCAATGATACGTTCTTTAGCATCAATCATAGATAATTCATCAATCTCAACCAACGCCATCTCTGCATTGTTCTTGTTGTATGCAAGAAAATAACCTACGTCACCACCTTCTGCCTGAACATAACCACTTATCTGACCTATGTACCCAAAAGGATCATCATGTTCTAACTCATTAAATTTAAATTTTCTAAAGCCAAAATCAGATGCTGACTTAACATCTACTAAAACGCCGTCTATCTTTGCATCAATGTGACCTTTAACACCTTCTACTACAACTTCTTTCTGTCTGTCTGTAACTTTATGACCAGCTTCCTGTGCTAAAAATAATAAAAAAGATTCAACTAAGTTACCAAAAAATAATTTAAGTTTCGTCTGTCCATCTAACTTAGACGGTTTTTTATCTCTGAACTCGTACCATAACTTTCTTGAGTGTTTACCGATAGATGACATTCTAAGACTACCGTGTCTTATTCTCTCCTCTGGTGATAGAAAGTTTTCGATGTCCTCACGTAGAGCTTTATAAAACTCTTGTAAGTTTCTTTCACTGAAACCTTGCTTACCATCCTCTAACATACTGTGTATGTCTGTTATTAATGTATTGATATTAGCCATGATACTCCCAGTGAAAATAAAATATTAGTAGCCCCACCCCTCGCTCTAATATCGACAACCACCTAAAGTTGTCCCTACCTACCATTAGAAAGCGACTCTACCTACTACTCCAAGTCGTCATCATCCTCCCCTGTATCGAAAGGTACTTCGTCATCGTCTTCGGCTTCTAGTTCATCGTCACCGCCATATGGAATAAGAGATAACACCATAAGACTGTTAAGACCTGGACTTACACCTGACTTACCTTTAAACGTCCATTCGTATGGTTTGATGGAAGCTTTAATTTCAGAACCGTTTCCGATTGAAACCTCACCACTCATCTCATTTTTCTTACGGTCCCATACTTTAGGCGCATACTTACCAGACTTTGCAGTAATGTACTCACCTTTGTCTGCTTTATCACCTTCGCCTTTCTTTACGTCGATGCCTACAGCTTTAAGGTTTTTGATTGTAGTTTTATCAAGCTGACAGATATCAACCTGATACTTACCGCTTAGTCCATTAGGCTCGAATACCGAGGCCCACTCTGCTATTCCTCTCACTATCATAATAATCTCCTTTGCGATGAGAGTTAAGATACGTACATTATACACACATTTACGTGCTAGTCAACTACCTTTTTCCAAATATCTATATCATCTGTTGTGTACAGTTCGTGAAGCACATCATCAAGTTTAATTAAAGTAATAACATCTTTTCTATTTGGTCTTTGGTATTTTTTATATAACGCTTCTTTACTTGTATTTACGAATACTTCACTAACTTTTTGCTCACAGAAACGTTGCAACATATCACGGTTGACTAACACGAAATCTTTCTCACGTTCAAAAACAATTTTGTCAGCTTTACCATACAACCATCCATCGTTACCTCTTACATTCTTAAATTCTATCCATGTAAGATCATCATTATAATTATCATCTCGTCTAGAAAGTTTCTTACGAGCTTTTACATCAACGGATGTAACATTATCATTTTGTGTTAGATACAAGTCAACATGCTTGTATATGTTAGAATCTTTATTTGCATGTGCAATTTGATAACCTTTTTTCTTTGCAACATCAGTAAAAGAAATTTCAGCTTGTAGTCCAGCGTTTAACTCTAGTGAGTATCTGCCCATGTTTTGCCTACCTTTGAATCTGCATTAAGTGTCAATCGTACACTAAGAAGCTTACCAGCTTGTCGAATAGTTTCGTCAGCACCATCCATCATAGCTTGTACATCATCATTGTGTACCTCGTATTGTAACTCATCATGTATAGTATTGACAAGCCTTGCGTTTAATTTATTTTGTTTTATGTATTTGTGCATACATATAGACCACTGCTTACATACTATCGCCCCCGCTCCTTGCAACAGTGTATTCAATGCTGCATGTTGGTGACGTACTAGTATGCGTCTACCGTCTAATCCTTTTATGTCTCCCTTCTCAGCAACCCTCTGCACCCTTGTTATAAGTCTGTTCAACGCTGGCATGTTGGCTAGAAAGTCCCTCTTTAGTATTGCACCATCTCTTGCCGTACCGCCTACGACACTACCAAGTTTCTCGGCACCTGCACCATATAAGAAGGCATAGATAAATGTTTTGCTTTGCGCTCTAGTCGATAGTCCTGCCGCCTTTTGATTAACAGTGTGTGGATCACCATACAACACCTCATCTATGTAGTCTTCGTCCCGCATGTAATGAGCTAACATCCTAAGTTCTAGACCCTTGGCATCCATACCCACTATGCTAAAATTGTCAGCATCCTCCACCGTAAAACATTCCCTACATTCTCTGCCGTAAGGTTTCTCAGATGAAACAACATTAGCCATGTTTGGCGCAGCGTGTGTCATTCTACCTGTTACTGCACCCATTGGTATAACCTTACCATGCACACGGTTGTCTGACTCACAAGCTTCTAACCAACTCTCTACAGTCTTCCAACGAGATTCTAACATCTTCCACTCTGCTAACTTCTTAGCAGCTAGTGGTGCATCGTTAGATATTGTTTCTAAATTCTGTTCGCATATTTTAGGTGAACCTTTAGGTGTAAACACAGTGGGATTCCACCCACAATGATCTAACCTTGCAATAATTTGTTTAGGACTAGCTAGGTTGAAAGGCTCAAGCTTAAAATATGAGAAGGGACCGCCCACAGTTTTCTCAGCATCAGTTATGTCACGTAGCCCAACAAGAGACATAGAACCATCTTTTTTTATTCTAGGTGTAACTTCACGAATAAACTTAGGTATTGGTTTGAAATCTTGTTTTATTTCTTCTTCTATTTTCTTAGCTTTGTTGTATGTTTCTTGATACAAACTGTTTGCTTTTTTAATATCTAAATAAAAACCATTATTACTCTGTTGATTAATAACATAAGCTATGTTATGTTCTAGTTGTATGGATTGTTCTGAAAACTCCTTACCTTCTTGCAATAAATGTAAATATATTTTTTCTGTAACTTCGACATCACGTTTGCAATACTCTATCATCTTATCAGTTAGTTTATCAAACTCATTAAACTCTATCTTATTATATGCTAAACGTTTACCCCAAGCATTTAACGAATGACCATCGTCCCTGTTAGGATTAAATAGTCTAGACATAACAAGAGTATCTCTAACTTGTTTTATTTTAATATTAGTATCCCATAATTTATTTAAAACAGGAATATCGAACTCAATGCCATTGTGTGTTATTATGATATCATCATTATTAAACACAGGCATATTGTCTTTTGTTGTAATAACTTTAACATTGTTTGTTTTTAATTCTTGTATTACAACACACCATATTTGAGATGCTACTAAACTATCTGTTTCTATATCTAAAATGTATGTTGTCATTGTACATAGAACCTAGAGTGAGGTATAACTGGTAACATTTTACTATTCAGTGCCTACAGTGAGGTATAACTTATAAGATTTTTTATTCAATAAGTGCTTGACAGGAGTTTAAAGAGAGATTAAGGTATCCTTGAATGAATGTCAACAACTTTTTTTAGGAAAGGAAAAAGTCGTGTTTAATCAAAGGTTTAGAGAGTTTGTAGGTGGCCGATTCTTTACCGTTAAATTCGTCAAAAAGGACGGAACAGATCGAATTATGACCTGTCGGATTGGTGTCAAGAAATACTCCAATGGAAGGCCGCAAACCGCCGACCCAGACAAGTATATTGTTGGATGGGAAACTGCTACAAAACAATATCGCAATATCAACATTGAAACGTTGCAGTGGGTAAAGTGCCGTGGTATGGTTATTAATCTAGTGCGTATGCCGTTACTTACGGAAAATGAAAATAGTTACATCAATAGAACTGTGGATAAAGTCATTTACGATTCATTAAAAAAGACGGCTAATGGATTACAGAGTACGCTAGGTTTATTCTTAATGGTTGTTACTCTAGTTGCTTGCTCTCCTGGTCAGATAGCTGCTAACAATGGTCCTGCTGAGTACGCATGGGTAGGATGTCACGAAGTAGTGCAAAATCCTAGCTTTACAGGTGAGTATGCTACTAGCTTACATGCTGGTGATCTACCACTAGGAGCTAAATTTTATTTTAAACAATTTAGTAAGGATGGAACGGTTGGTCCCGTTACTACTGGTGTGCCTTGTGACTGATGATAGAACTAAAAGTTTAGACTTAGGTTATCGTGTTGTAGATGAAGTTCTAGATGATCTTCTAGTTGATGAAAAAGGTGAAAGCAGTGTTTTATTATTGAGCGGTGCTTTACATGCTGTGTTTCATAAGATAGAAACCACGTACGGCAGTGGGCTACACTCTACTGAATTTATCGTTGCAACGTTACAAAATTGTTTAGAGAACCAGATTAGGTTGTTAGAACCTGACGAAGATGATGTGATACATTAGCTATGATTAAAGTGATATGGTTATTAACAATAATTAGTTTTATTGTACATGTGATGGAGTTGGCAATAGATTTGTACCCTTTTGTGAAAGATTTGTTATGAAAATTGTCAGCCTCATAAAGAATTTTGTCAGCCGCATAAAACAAATTGTCAGCCCTAAAAAACAAATTGTCAGCCCTGAAAAGAAAATTGTCAGCCAGTCTGACTATGATGAGTTGCGTGTCTTGCGTGATAACGTTTACAATCTTCAGAGTGACTTGCAAGACGCTTACAGAAGAATTAAAAGATTGAACGACAGTCTACAACGTATTGCAACAAAAGAAAGTAAGAAGTAGTAATGTAATGTTGTAATAAAAGTGCTTGACAGGGTATTTATAGTGTGCATAATCGAATTGCTTAGTTGATCTATTCTTATAATGTAACAATGCAAAGGAAACAATGTTATGAACATCTTCTTTCTTTCAACTAACCCAGAGCTTGCAGTATTAGATCACTGTGATAAGCATGTGGTCAAGATGGTTCTTGAAACAACGCAAATGATGTGTACCGCTCACCGATTATTAGATGGTGATGTTGCAGCAGATGCAATGGGACTTTACAAGACAGCGTATGCCAACCACCCTATGACGAAATGGGTTCGTGAAAATCAATTCAATTATGCTTGGACGTACCGTCTGTTAAAAGAACTCTGCAACGAGTACACCTACCGTTACGACAAAGTACACGCCACTCAATCTAAAGGTATCTTAGATGCTTTGCAAAAAGTGCCTGAGAATATTTGTAATGGTACAGAGACAGGACGAACTGTGCCGCCCATGTGCATGCCTGACAAATACAAGAACAGGTTTACTAAAACAAAAGATAGTTGGATCGAACTTGCAGAGGATGCAACGGTTCGACGTAAGCGTTTAAACCAGCAATCTTTTTATGATGTAGTTGATGCCTACCGCAGATACTACATTGGAGAGAAAAAAGATTTTGCCGTTTGGACTAGAAGACCAGAGCCTAAGTGGTGGCCTGTATCTATTAAGACATATGATTGCACCCTCTGTGGAGAAAGTTTTAACGGTTACGGAAACAATCCTTGGCCTCTTGCATCAGAAGGTCGATGCTGTAATACTTGCAATGCTGATGTGCTAGTTTCTAGAATAATTGGAGTGTATGCTGAAAATAAACTAGGAAGGATTGTAGATGCTTGACGAATGTAATAATTATACTCCGAATGACGAAGAAGCGACTGAATTTGACGAATACGATTTTAATAAGGATACAGATGAGGGGGTACTACGTATGTATCGTGCCTCAAAAATCTTCAAATGGATGAAAGTACATAATGTTTGATCAAGCAAAATTATTAAGACAGAGTGTTAGAAGAAAACGTCTTTGGAACGAACATGTGAGTGTAATGAAAGAAGTTAATATTAAACCGTTATCTTGGGAAGATTTCAAACGTATTTATAGGAATGATACCTCAGATATGATATTGCTTGAGAGAGCAATACAACTTGTCTCTAAGAAATCATACGATCAGTCTGTTGATTTCTTACGTCTTAGGGATGAAAAACTATTTCAATACAAACTACCAAGGAAAGGAAAGTACAGTGCTTGAAGATACAATTGCAGAAGAACAGACACACATTGACATACAACAACGTAAGTACGACCAACAATTTATTGTGTGGGAACGTATGTATTGCTGGAAAGCTGGCGATGATACCTATTTGCCAGAAACTCAAGATGAGTTTAGAGCTAAGATACCACCTTACGCCAGACACAAACTTTGGGTGCCTGTAACAGTGTGTCGTAAGAAGTCGGAAGCAGTGGACTACTGTCGTAATAGGTTTGGTAGGAATTGCTTTAAAGATAACGATAAGGTAATGGTCGCCTTCACATGAAGTGGACTATTAAATTGAAATGTGGTAACTGTGAGGATGGCCTAGTAGCTTATCTCATTGCAGACGGACCTGATGACAATGTAACAGAAGGTTTCGAGTGCTTAGATTGTAATGGTAAAGGCTACACCGAACACACAGTACTATATGAGAGTGCAGATGATCTACATGATGACTACAATAAAGATGACATCATTAGCTATTGTGTACAGGTTTGTTAAAAGGAGACAGAAGATGAGTAATTTGGTAGTGTTTAATGATAGCCATAAAAGTGATGGCTTTGAACAAGGTGTTGCTCTAATCAATAAGAAATTAGAGAAGCATGAGTTAAAAGTTAAATTACAATTCATAGAAGACTATGAGAGCGATGAAGGGGAGTATGCATGGCATATCAGTGTAGTCCCTGATGATTTACCTACTACTTTAGGTTAAAAGGTAAGGTTCCATGAAAACTAAGATACACGTTAATCAACATGTTATAAAATCTAACCGAAAGAAAAAGAAAAAAGATCCTGTTCTTACGGTTAAGACTTATAAATCGAATAACTATGCACACGAAATAAATATTGACGGTCCCTGCAAAGTTATATACAGTCCCGATAAGCCTCTATCCTGTGGTGCTGAAGTTTGGATGGAGACGGAATCTAAAGTAGAAATTGTATAAGGAAAGAATAATGCAGAAACAAATGATACGACTAATATCTAAGGTTGGTAAAAACAAATGGAAAGTACAACATAGTGATGGTGCAGTGACTTTCCATAAAACCAAGAAAGCGGCCAAAGAGTACAAACATAACGTTGTAGTCTTTGATCCGTTTGTGGGCATATATAGTGATTGAGGAGACTAACAATGCAACACAGTAATAATTTAATGGCCACAGTAATTGCGTATTTAATGAACGAGATAGAATATGCTGTTGATAACCAATTTTCAGAAGAGTTATTGGGAGGTGATATCTGGATAAATACCACTGATAACTCTCATGCAATCAACCTTAATATAGAGTGGATTGAACAACCAATTAAATTTAAAGCTGTCGCGTTTCCACTAGTGAAAGATAAAGACGGGTACTTAATAGAGGATAAGACCGCACAAGAAATTATTGTTTATGATGAAGAGGAGAATAACAATGGAGTATAGTAGTAATCTAATCCACAGCACCTACAGAGGAATGACTATTTCTATCTGCCATCATACCTCTAACGTTCACAGCACGATGGAACGGAACTCCGATAATCTCAAGAAACTCTACGAGACTAGAGAAGTTGCTGTAATACGTAATGTTGCAAGCCAGCAAGAGATTGAGGTTATAGATAGGTGGTATGATTTTGAATCATTACAAGATGCGCTGGAAGAAGCTAGACGTTGGATTGATGCAAAGCTAGACTAAATTGTCAGCTCATTACAAAAGAAAATTGTCAGCCTAATACAAAATTGTCAGCCTATTACTTTATTATGGGGCGGGGCGTAACACAGAACGATGCCGTAGTCGGGTCGGTTGGTGTTGCGCTTCGTCGCCGCTTCGCGAAGAGCAAGACGATGTTCCTCCCGCTTCGCTCTCGCTCCGCTTGCAACACGATAAGCCAAGCCTAGAACGTAACGCGAAAAGCCTAGAACGCAATGGCGCAATAATATTTATTGACAAGGATTCCCCAGCCATTAAATTGGTTGCTGGCAATAATGCCGTGACCGACATATGAAAGGAAAGAATATGTCACATGAAGTTGAAACGATGGCCTTCGCTAATGAGGTACCTTGGCACGGTCTTGGGAATCCCGTTAGCAATGAGATGACACCTGCAGAGATGATGGCAGCGGCGGGATGTGATTGGGAGGTGGCATTGACACAAAACCACTACCCGCCCACCCATGCACATCACCCCAGTGAGCCAATTGATAACAGCCATTTTATTGAGCGTTTATCTGATGGCGCAATATTGGGAGAATATGTTGCTGGTGATTATAAGCCAGTGCAGAACTATGAGCTTTTCGATTTCTTCGACAGCTTTATTCAAGACGGTTCTATGTATTTGCACACGGCGGGAAGCTTGTTCGGTGGTCGTAAGGTCTGGTGCATGGCCACAACCAAAGAGGGGTTTACGCTGGGCAAAGATGACGAGGTGGTCAACAATCTGTTGTTTACAATCTCGCACACTGGCAAGAATAGTAACAGCGCATTGAATACACCCGTGCGTGTTGTCTGTGCTAATACTATGCGGTTGGCCATGTCCCAGGCTGACGACATCGTAACCCATAACCATCGTGCCGTGTTCGACGCAGAGGCTTTAAAGGTTGCGCTTGGTGTTAGTTCTCAAAACTTTGGAGAGTTTGAGGAACTGGCCAAGGCGATGGCCAAGAAGGTTCTGTCAGGCGAGGAGGAAATAGACTTCTTCCGCTCCGTCTTTGGTGGCAAGGAACGCACCGACGACAGCGGTAAGGTGATACACTCTGAAGGTGTCAGGAAGGCAATGGCATATTTCCGTGGCCAAGAGTTCAACCCAACCGCCAGCAAGCGCAAGGAAACCAAAGATGCCACCATTGCTAAACTGCAGGAGCAAGTGGAGGCATTGATGGCAGGTAAAAGCCTGGAAGAGATCGAGGTAGATCCCGAACTGATCGAGGCTCCTTCAGCCGCCGTCAACTATGGCTGGGATATGAAGAGTGCCAAGGGTACATTGTGGGGTGCATTTAATACTGTTACCTACATGACCGATCACAAGCCAGTGCGTGACCACGGTCCAGACCATAGAATTGAGAAGGCATTTTATGGTGGCATGGGTAGAGATACAAAAACCATTGCCCTGGAAAAAGCCAAGGAACTGGTTACAGCGTGATCTACGAACTAGTGCTTGGCATGTACAAGCTAGGCGTTGTAGCCGTGATATTGGTTGCATTGTTCGTATTTTTCGCGTAAACAATAGGGGCGGGCGTAACAACCCGCCCTAACTTTTAAACAAACTGAGGTATATTATTATGGCTAAAATCGATTTTCATGACGTGATTTCCGTTAAAGCAATCAGCGCAAACCAGTACAAACGCCCTAGTGGTCACTGGTGGGCTATCACCCTGCAACTGGAAGATCAAAAAGAGTCTTACAACCAAGTCACCATTTACACCGAAAAAGCAGAGGTGATCGAGCATATTGACAATCTCAAGCTAGTTATTGATGAGGTGGCATAATGCAAATCGATAGGCTATATTGCTCCAATGAAATGCTTACCAACGATGAAGGGGAAGACATGACCCACGAAATAACCAACTTCGGAGGCCGTCTATTGACGGTGAAGGCATCGGACTTCAACACCCTCGCCCAATGGCACAATTTCCTCGCCAAGTCGGTCCCCGATCTAGACCCTGATAAACTGGCATCGGATAAGATTACCTTGACCGTGGTAGCGGCTCGCTACAATCAACACGAGGTAAACGAGAAGACCGTAGACTTTGTGCTTGATGGTCTCAAGACATCGCTCCAAGGCACGCTCGACCAGCAAGATGCCAACGCTCTGGAGCTTGCCGCAACCCGTGCATTGATGTCCAAGGCTGAGAAGAAACGGGAAGCCATCAAAGATGCAAGGGAAGCCAAACAACTATTTAATGAGATTGCGTACGATGCAGAATAAACTCTTTTATTCATTGATTGGCCTCTGTCTGGCAGGGGTGGTCATCAGCATCATTACCGCAACCAACAACATAATATTCGCCTTCTAACTCCACCGAATACCTCCCTGAAACTTGACCCCACGGTTCACGCTGTGGGGTTCTTTTTTGGGAGTGCGTGAACTGGTAGCAATAACCAGCTAAGAGATTGAATGGCCAGGAGAGTATGGTTATTGATGCGGTTGCAAATGTACCGCCCCCCTCCCCTCAACAGGTCAATTCTAAAACTATTTTGTCAACTAGAGATATATGCGCGGGTGTGTGACGCGATAAACCTTTACTGGGATGTACTGGGAGGGCTAAGTCGCTCCTTACATAGCTATGCTGTTTGCAATGTCATCGGCGATACTGCGAGGGCGATTTTACTGCTTGCCCCCGCGCATGGGCCACTACCCCCTCCCGTACATATATATACAATGCCGCTATATTTTTTATATTTTTTTACTAATATTGGCTTTGTTAACCTATTTCTTGACAATAAACAATATAGTCTATATGCATAGTACTACACCGCCCAGAGGTGTTACCACCATTATAATGCTCCAGAGCAATCTGTCAAGCATTTTTTTCTTGACAAACTCGTATACAGCGTTATAATGGTATACATGGTGGAAAAGTTCATATCCAACCAAGTATAATTATTTATATTTTACCAAAGGAAATGTTCTCCACCAACATTTAGTGTTTTGCGCGAATGGTAATGTAGATTTTCTTTTTTTGTTATTGTTGAGATCGCGGTTCGTAAGACGAAACTCCAATGACACACTAAGACGTACATTGCTGTTCGCGCAAATTCCTTAGTATACAGGTGTTAACTTATAAAACAAACAGGGGGATTTCGTTTCTGTTTGTGGCAAAAGTTAGAGCAAGTACTAAATAATATAACAAAAGATATACACGCTCCTAGACTTAAACACGATACAAGACAACAAAAAAGAATAAACAAACTTAAACATGAGCTTGCCAGCCACACAAAAACGGAAGTTAACAGATAAGCAAGAGAGGTTTCTTGACGAGTTATTATCTAACGGTGGTCATGTCAAGAACGCCGTTGCTGCTGCTGGATACAAAGAGCAATCTAGGTCTTGGTTAACAAGGTCACTGCGTGACGAAATTATAGAGCGTACTCGTAGTATGCTTGCAACAAACTCTGTTAAGGCTGCTAACCGTATCATAGAGGGACTAGACGCAGACGGCACCATTCCGTTAAACCAAATGGACATGCGCCTTAAAACTGCAGAGTCCGTTCTCGACAGAGTTGGCCTTGGCAAGAAACAACAGTTAGAAGTAGAAGGACAGGTTATGCACGGCATAGTCATGTTACCTTCTAAAGACAAACCTAAAGAGATTATAATCGAACAGGAAGCAGAGTAATGGCAGATAAAAATTCTGGTGGTCGTGGAATATCCGACGAAGATGAAAGCATGATGCGTACCTACCTTGTCAAAGAGGGCGGTATTGGTATGAACACAGCAGCGTCTCTTTCTGGAAAAGCTTTAAAAACAGCGTATGAAGCTACACGAAAAAGGGTTACTTCAGGAGGTCGCGCAATTTCTGACGAGGATGCAAGAGGTGGTCGTGCAATCTCTGATGAAGATTTAGGTGGTCGCACAATTTCCGACAGAGATAAATATAAAGACGGCGGCTACATAAAAAACTATGCACGGGGTGGTGGTGTACGGAAAGCAAACTTTATGGATGATTAAATTTGACATACCTCGCTTCTAACATCCCACATTTTAAATGTTGGGTACGAAAAGAATTTACAAACAACCACCAAGAATATCAAGGAGAATACTTACACGCACTAGCAATAGCCGTAAACACAATACCAGATAGGTGTTTAAGTTTTAACGTTGTGTTTACAGGTTGTGACGAAGAAGAGAATGTACACGGTGGCGCAATGTGGGCCAGGATGCCAATCACTGCAATGGTAGCAGATACCGTGTTAGATGAGTGGCCTGAGTTGATGCCCACACACTTAGCCCAGCCTTGGGACTG